ATTGGAGGCATGTTGACGATACCAACGTAGAACAATGTTTCTTTCGTTGAGACGCTTTTTCTTGGTTGCTGCCATCTTAGCAGTTTCGATATTCTTGGTATATTTATCTCCAACCCACTTTATAAGTTCTGCGGTATATCCAGTTCCGTATGATTGACCAGCACGGACTTTCTGGTTATTGAAAGTCATAATGTCAATACGGTATGTGGAGTTAGAAGCAATCTCATTTAGTAGTGAAGATGGAATGGTTCTGAATAGAGAACCGGCCTGTGACAGCAATGAGGTAAGTCTGGCATTCTCTGAACGGGTTAGCGTAGCACGACCAGTGACATCAGAGAACTTGTTTGATCTAAACCAAACGTTTCTACTCTTTCTTAGCATAGAGATATCAACGTCAAAATGGGTCTGTAGTGTATCCATAGTCTTACCTTCGTAAGAGGTATGAAACACAATACCCATCTGTGCTGCTAATACTTCTCTGGCCATAGCAGAGTCAGCAGGTACGGCGTATGTAATAGTGTTTGGTCTGAAAGTAATATACTTCTTACCATCGATGGTTTCTGTTTTAAGATCAGACTTGGAGAACATAAAGTCACCATGAATGATACCTTTAATACCAAGTGCTGGTAGGTATTTCAATGCCTGTGATAGTTTCTCCGCTAGACCACCGGAGTGGTTAGCACGAATGTCGGCCTCGGTATAATTCAGTTTGGCATTCTTAGCAAAGATGGATTTTGAACCAACAAAGAACTTACCATTCTCTGGATTGATACCAGCATATAGAGCAGGAGCACCATCAAACTTGGTACGAAGAATAAGCGACTCTGATAGCAGGTCTTCCTCGGACTTTAGAGCAAACATATCTTTCAGAGAGATTAGAAAGTTGATTGCGTTACGAGTGCCTGCAACACCACCTTCCAACACCGCATCTTCAATGTGGGTTAGATGGCGATCCTTCTCGGCTGCTGCCTCTTTGAGGTATTGATTGAGTCTAATCATTATGATACCTTTATGCTATTGAATTTGATGGCCAAATTATACCCCTGTGCTACCTTATTATTAGGTGGAACAGCATTAGAACGGACAGCCATGTTCATAGTAATGGTTTTATCTTTTGACTTTAGGTCAATATGCCAATTCTGTTTAGAAGTCTTAGAAGCATAAGCCGTAATACTTGTAACTTGTGGTAAGAAGTTTTCAATAGAGTTTTCATCGGTGATGAAGGTATAACTCTTTGATAGACCTTTAACCACGATCAAAGGTACCGATTGTTCTTTTTTAATGATCTGCGTTTCAATATACTTTTTGGATACCGCCAAATCTTTGTTGAAGGCAGCAATGATTGCCTGTCTAATCATTTCAAGCATCTTATCATAAAGTGCCTCATATTTAACATTATGCTGTTTTTCAAATGCTGATATGGTTTTGACGGCAGCAGGTTTGTTGTTTCTTTCTTGCCAGTCAGAGGTCAGGCCTAGTGTGGCATGAACCTTCTTATACACGTTGTCTATCAGTAACTTCTTATCTTCCGCATATCCTAGATCATCAAACATCTTACCGACATAGGTGTTTAACTGTGGTTCTTTTGATGAAACCGATCCTGCTTTTACGGATACACCTAACATACCACCACCAGAAAATTCAACAAAGATATCTCCCTTGTGTGTGTTAGGAACTCCTTTTGGCTTTGATCTGTAACCCCAATATAGTTTTTTGATTGGTACTTCTTTGTTCTTTTCCGAAAGGAACTGTAGAACACCCATTGCTGCTTCCATCTTCTCTTTATACTTGGAAGAGGAGGTCATTTGCTTGATGAACTTGGCACCAGCCTTTTGATCGTCATTAGTTACATACACACTGGTATCCGACGATTCGCTGATGGATTTATAGAGTTGGTTGATATCTCTTACAACATTTCTTTGTCCAGGTCCATATCTAAGACCAGCATTGAAAGCAAGAATAGGTACAAGTTCTGTGATTGTGGAGTTTAGAGTTGTTTCTCCCATACCACCAGAACCAGCAGTAGGTTTGTATGATATTTTAATCGTATGACCTGTGAATAGGACATCGGTTGTACCAATGCTTCCGCCGGATCCTTTGACGAACATATACCCAACTTTGTTGAGTTTCTTTTCAACATCTTTTTTGACATTGGCACGTTCTTTTGTTTCAGCACGAATTACCAACGATGTTGTTTTTGTAGACTGTGAAGCAATTTCATATGTATAAGGAGAGACCGTTTTTTTAAGTTCGGCCTCATCTTTTCTTGTGATCGCAGTTATTGGCATACGAAGTCCTATAAGAGTTAATTCTCTTATATTTAGTCGTAGTTGGTAAGCAATAACTCTAATCTTTTTGGCTGGTTCTGACGATAGTTGGCAGAGTTTGACCGCATGGTGTAGGTCAGAGGAAAGTCATTCTGATTCCACTCTGGGAAACGATCTTTGACCGACTGATCCGAATTATAGGAGATAGCAATGTTCGCCAGGGTAGGATTGTTGCACTCTGCGGCAAACAGGTCGTGGTCAAATCCCTTATGCATATTACCTTTCTTACCATATAGATTAGAACCAATCTCATACGGAGGATCCAGATAGATGAATGTATCATCATCGGCACCCTTTAGTAGTTCCTCATATGATAGATTGGTGATCTTCCAATCTTTGATAATCTTACCATACTCTTTTAGATCCTCGATGCCTTTTAGAGTAAAGTTACCATTAGAGGCCATCTTGGAGAAGGACGAGGATTCGGTGAGACCAGAGAAAGAACACTTATTGACAATCCAAAATGCCTTTGCTTTCTGTAAAGGAGTTTCATCCGGATTGTTAAGTATTTCTTTGTTGACCTGAAATAGGACTCTGGCCTTATCTTCGTCACTGTTATCTAGTTTGGCCTCTTTCAATTCATCAGACAACAGGGTGGGTACCTTTTGTAAATGAATCCAAAAGTTATAGAGAGGCCAATACAGGTCATTCACCCATACGGTTTCTGGATTATAGTTCTGTGTCATCCATAGGGCAACAGAACCGCCCCCAAGGAACGGTTCTCTATAATGCACCACACTATCCGTTGGTGGAAAGTAAGGTGCCATCTTGTTCATGGCCTTGGACTTTCCACCAGGATATCTCAACGGAGTTTTATACTTCATTATGCCTCCTCAATAAACTTGACCAAGTCTTCCGGCTTGACCATGATGAACTTCTCGTTACCATACTTCTTTCTGACCTTTTCAATAATAGGCTTTGCTGCGTACTTTTCAATATTGACCAACTTGTCTTTATAGTAAGTTTCAAGTCTTTGATAGTCTCTCTTGAGACCTGCAATCTCTTTCTCATACTTTGCCTTATTAGAAGGAACAAAGTGTTTCTGAAATCCTAACCAGAACTCACGGACCGCTTCGTCACGTCCGACACCTACAGGTATAGTAATATCACCAGTTTCGACATTGACACCAACTCTACCAAGTTTGGTTTCGATAGCAATAACATTTGTTGGTGGGTTGTGAAATGCGTATGACTGACCATTACCTACCGAAAGATCGCCTACACTAGAGATTGAGGCACGAACCGACCCACCGGTCATGGCACCAGATGTTTCTACCCAGCCGCTTTGAGTATAGATATACATGCTTCCTGCGTCGTCAGTCCACAAATCTCCGAATGTAGGGTTAGCAGGTTGCTGGCCATGAGAATGTGTGGCATAACCACTAGGTAGTGACTGACCTATCTGGCCCACGCCGGCCTGCATGGCACCTTTCATTGCGTTTATATTAATAGCCATCAGTCATGCACCTCAAAAACGTGATAGAGACGGGGACCATTCACCATCCCGATATACTCAAATGTTTTCTTCTCATAGTCTTCCAGTGGAACTTCTTCACAATAGACAGCAAACCACCGTTCTTTCAGTTTATGTTCTGGGTTCACGATAACATGAATATTGATATAGTTATCATCAAACGGCCATGTATGTGATACATTGATAACCTTAGCACCCTTTGGTAGGTCTACCCTTACAAAGTTGGCAACACCTAGATCATTCATTGTATCCATTTTGTATCTACGAATCTCTTTTGTCATTTCATGTCCTCAATCAGTTTGGCCAGAGACTCTGGCTTTTCCATAATCAACTTCTGACCCTTATACTTATTACGAATAAGAGTGGCAGCATCTTTCTTAACATCGGTTCTTACCTGTGAGGTAATC